GTCAACTATAACCGCCACTCTACCACTAAACGACCGATAGCTGTGAAAATCGGACCGACATGCGCTAATTATGCATCCCCCTCACCTTCCTTGGATGAACCATTCGGCCCGGTCGAAGCTTTGCACCATCGTCTCTCGATCAAACCTGGCCAGCTCACCAAAGCAAAACTCGATTCTATACGACAGACTTCATACTGGTTAATAAGGAAACTCATTAAATCCGGAAAGGTCTCGCCTCTGAATGCGAACTCGAGCTTGCCCTTTGAAGAGTGGCTTGAAGGCACCAACTACAATGAAGTACGCAAGGCTCAGATGCGTGACGCTTACGAAAAGACCCTGAGTGGGCAAATGGCTGTTAGCAAAACTGGCCGGGTCAAAGGGTTCATCAAGAACGAATTCTATCCCCAATACAAGCCATATCGCGCCATAAATGCCCGTTCTGACAAAGGCAAGGCGATAATGGGACCTCTGTTCCACATGATCGAACACGAGGTCTTTAAACTCAAGTATTTCATAAAGACAGTGCCGATAGATCAACGTGCCAACTTTCTACGAGAGTACTTTGGTTACGATATTACCGACAACATCAAACTCCTCGAAACCGACTTCTCCAAAATGGAGAGTCATTTTGTCGCACTCCTCAAGGACGCCCTCGAATGGCCACTCTATAATGAAATGACCCGCGCCGCCCCGCAGGTTCGCGACCTAATGAAGGAAGTATATGCTGTTCTCACAGGACCTGTCAAGCTCCAGTTTCGCAAAGGCGAGGTCATGGCCAGAGTCATTGCCCTGCGGTTATCCGGCGAGATGAATACTTCGTTGGGCAACGGATGGGGCACCCTCGTACTCGCACACCACATAGACTTTCTCCGTTCCGGAAAGAGACGGCTGATCAAGGGTGTCTTCGAAGGCGACGACGGACTACTTCAAGTCAACGTGGCTGAGTGGGGAGGAATTCCTGATGAGAACTGGATTCTCGCCCAAACTGGATTCCGAATGACCATGGAGGTCAGAGCCAATGTCGATGAATCTCTATTCTGTGGAACAATGCAAGCCGAAGGCTCCGACCACACCCTATACGACCCAAAAAAATTTCTTCGAAATTTCGGTTGGAGCAGCGCCGGTCATGTCAATTTTGGCCGGAAGAAACGTGACATGATGATACGAGTGAAGGCACTTTCCTACCGATACATGTTCCCGACTTGTCCAGTCATCTCCAAGTTCTGTGATCGGATGCTTTACCTGACACGCAACGTGGAGATTACCAAGAAATTCTTAGACACCCATCTTGATAGCTACAACCGCAAGAAATTCGAACTGAATGTACAAGGAAACTACTCACTCGACGAAACGACGTACGCCGAGAGGCTGCTCGTGGAGAAACAGTTTAACATCTGTGTTGAAGAACAGTTGCGCCTTGAGCGACGCGCTAAACATCTCACCCAAAATTCATGGTTCGAAGTCGC